CACAGTGACGCCGGATGCAGGAGCTGTCCCGAAGGTTACGTTGCCGCCTGATGCGCTGCCTACGCCTGATACAGTGTAGTGGGTTGTCTTGGTTTGCACGGTTTCTGTGCCAGTCGCGTCAGTACGCAAGATAACTGTTAGGTCATCCTCGTCAAACACCTTGAAGCCGTAAGCAAATACGGTGGTGCTGCCGTTGCCAGAATAGCTATTCTTTGTGGTTGTGCTGCTTACAGTCATTTCTTACTCCTTAGAGTCTTTATACATTATTTTGGGGCTTGTTTCTACTGTACCTTCGTTGTCTCTGGCCGCATCTCTACCAGTTTGTTTAGCGCGTTCTTTATCCCGACAGCGTTTTGCCACGGTACCAAGGTGTTTAATGCACGTTGTTGGCCTTGCGAAAACTGCAAGTCTGGGTTTAGCAAGGAACGTGATGCCGCTTGCGCAGTACCCAAGCCCTTAGATATTAGCTGCACACTTGGTATGCCGCTTATGAGGTTTGTGTCTAGCCCCGTTGAGCGGTACGCAAACACAGGGTCGTCAGTAAAAAACGCCCCGCCTGTGTCCACAAGGGACGGGAACAAAGAAGCCCAAGAGCTACGCTGGAATGACGCTTTTCCTAGAGCCTCAATAGACAACATTTTTTCTAAATATTCCTCTTTGTCGTCTCTAAACTGAGCGTTTACCTGCGTCTGAGCCATGTAGCCAAGGCTGGCAAACGCCACAGACCCCATCATAGCTTCAAAGGCACGGAAATCAGCAGCCTTTACGTTGTGCAAAAATTGTTTTGCCCAAGATACCAGCATAAATGACCTAAACTGAGTTATGACTTGCCCCATTGTAGAGGTCATATAAAGGTTCAAGTTTCCTACATCGTTCTGCTGGATGCCCCGCCTTGTCATTCTACTTATGGCGGCAAAGAAAACATGGCGAGCTTCCGCATCATCCCATGCGTTTGCATTAATGTCCCTTATTTTGTAGTTACGGAACACCAGTGACTTCTGTGTGACTGCGTGTTTGCGTATCTGGCTCTGAACCCGCTCTGCCATTTCTTCGCTCATGCCCAAGCCTGCCAGCCGCTTGCGAGACATTTTCCTAGCCTTAAATGCAAGGTCTGTCATCGTCTGTACAGCGCAACGTGCAGCTATACGCTCAAGCATTAGAGTAACGGGTGCCATTCCAGAAACGTCTGCTGTAAAACGCTTTGCTGGCGCGGCCATAAATAACGCCTTGTCAATCCAATCGCCCCTACCTTCACTAAACACACCAATAGTATCAGCCCTGTTCATAGACTGATTTATGTTTCTGTCGGCGCTGATGCCTGTAGCGGCAATAACATCACGAATTACAGGGTCTTCTATCTTGCCATCACGCGCCCTTTTTAGCATTGACCTAACCGCTGGCACAGACTGCAATACACCCCGTACTCCACCAATGCTTAGTGCGTTGCCAAGTTCGCCTATCTGTGTAAAGCCAACCTGGTTCATTAAACGGACAAAGTTATAATCTTGAAGCAACCTTGTAGACCTCGCGTAAACCCCAGTTGGGTCAGCCGCAAGAGGCATACGCCTGTTAATTATCGCGTTGTAGATTGTTTGGGCTACAAGGTTTTCCTTCTCTGCGCGGGGCTTACCAGCGTTGCCAAGCATTGATTCAGCTTCAGCTAAGTTCTGGTTAAGCATTTTGTTGTATGTGGTTTCGTCTTTAATGCCTACACGCGCCAGTGCAATTCTACCGGACATGCCTCCAGCGTAAAATGTAAACACTTGTTCAGCGTCTCGCTCTTGCAAATCTTTTAGCCGCAACACCTCTTCTGTCTGTGTCTGTTTATTGAAAGCAGTAACGGTTTCGTTCATATTAAACCGCAGTCTGCGTTTAAGTCTTGCAGGGGTGCCGTCAGGACGCCGCTGAAACAAGTCTAATAAACGGTCAGCTTCTTCTGGCGTCATAAATTCTTCTTCAACCAAAATACTACGCATAGACTCTGTTTGGTCTGTGGTGAACAATCTCGCCGCACCAGAGTCCATGCCTGCTTCACTGCGTCTAATTTTATCAAGCATGTGTTTTGCAATCATGCTTGCAGCGTCTTCGTTTAACTCGTCCGTCGCGTTAATAAGGGAACGAGTTAGCAGGTTTTGCACAACGTCATCCCCGTAACGATGAGCAGCCTCACCAAACTTAAATGAGTCCCAAAGGTGGCTAAAATACGTCAAATCTTCGGGAATGTTCTCTGAGCCTCGGACGCCTGAGTCCTTCATCTTCCCAAGAAGGTCACGCTGTAGCTCTGATTGCTTTTGTGCGGCTCGACGCACTGCTGGGTGAAACGGCAAAGTAGGGTTTTCGATAGCGTCAGCTACCAGCTCCATAAACTGCCTGCGAGGCAAGTTCATAGTTCTTTTGAAATAACCTGTGACGCCTGTGAACCCTTCTGACTTAGACCATTCTTTGTACGCTGGGTTAACTACATCGTAGTAATCATTTAGGACGGCCTTAAATTCGTTTGTCTTTATGAGGTCTGCACTAGGGGCAACGACTTGCGTCGGGTCTTTGCGGAACCCTACAGGGTCTTCCGGCAGCAGCCTGCCCAATAAGTTTCCTGTGGGTTGCTTCGAGCCTAACAAGAAACCCGCCATGTCGAACCGCAGCTTTTCTATAGCTGGGTCTTGCCTTTCTCCGCTAATATCAAGCGCCTCGTCTAAATCCGCCCGCAGCTCTCCTACTTGTACTGGCTTGTCAAACGGGTTTTCAGCCGCACCTACTGAGCGTTCAATGGGTTGTCTAGCAAAATCCGCAACTGCTTTATTTGCCTGGTTGTCTGCTTCAGTAAAAGCCTTCTTAGCGTTGTTAAATGCAATAAATTCTGGAGACTCCGCCTCCAGCCTTTTTGCCTCTTCAGCACTGATTTCGCCATTCTCAACTCTTTGGTCTAGGCGCGTCCCGACAGCATCTTTTGCTTTTCGGGCTTCGCTTACTGCTTCCTTTGCTTCTTCGGCTTTATCAAGGGCCGCATCAACTTCGGCATTAGTAATCAATTTAGTCCTGCTAAGCGGCGGGGCAACTCCTTCCCCAACAATTTCCCTGTTTACCGCTGCAACGATTTCCTGTTGCTGCGCGATATCTGCATCTTTAGAAATCTTGGAAAGCGCTGCGTCAAACTCATCCCCCTTTGCGCCCTTGCCAAAAGAAGACAACGCACCGCCAAAAACAAGGCCAGCACTAGCTGAATACAGGATGTCGTAAGGGTCTTTGACCGCGTTCTGACTTACGATGTACCCCTCAATCATCGCATTTGTTGCAGCCGCTGCCGTGCCACCTCTAAACGCGCGTTGCAGCCTTGATAATTTATTGCCCCATATCAAAGGAGCCGCAACACCCTCTGTGGCAATACTAAGGCCGATAGCACCTGGGTCTGACAAAGCCACGCCAAACCTAACGCCGACACCCTTCCAGCCCAAAGAAGCCAGTTTCTTGTCGTTTTCAAAAGACTGCAAAGCCTCTTGCCGTAATGAAGATAGATGCGCTGAACTAACCGAATTTTCAACAAAACCGTGATACTCTTCTGGCAAACCAGCAGTTGCCTTTTGGTACTCCTCCATCGTGAGTGAAAAGTCTACGTCTGGCAGGAACTCTTCTCGCTCCCGCATTGCCCAAGACATCATCCAGTCTTCATCTATAGACGCCTCTACAGCTTCAAAAAATGTAGGCTGTGCAGCTTTTGCCGCGCGTTCTGCTGCACGACGCTCAAATGCAAATATAGGCTGTGATGGCCGCAAGAACGTCTCTGCCTGCACAGGCGGCTCCGGCTCTGTAACAACTTCGGCAGCGGCTTCAGGCTGTGGTAATGCAGCGACTTCCGGCGCTGCCCGTTCAAGCATTTCTGGCGCGGCGGTTTCTGTTTGTGCTGCAACCTGTGGGGCTTGGCGTTCTTCCAAAAGGTCTAATTGCACCTCTTCGGCAGCAGGTGCAGGCGGTTGCTGTCTTTCCTCTAGGATATCAACAGTAGTATCGTCAACGGTTTCTGTGGGCTGTTGCCGTTGCTCCAGTATGCCTAAGTTTTCTTCTATCTGCGCGTCAACAACGTCTTGGTTCGCAATGCTTCTGGCCTCTATGATGCTAATAGGGTCTTCTTGCCCCGCATCAATCAGACGCTGCACCCTCTTGGCCCTTGCATCATCAGAAGGCGCTATTGCAGAAACAGTGCGCTGCTGTTTTGTCGGCGCAGATGCACTAGCAATTATTGTTTCTTTGTTTTCCGGCGTGACAGGAGTATCGCCAAAGACCTCAGCCCTAGCCTGTTCAAGCGTTGTATCTTTAGGAAGCTGCACAGATGACAAAGCATAGGCTTCTTCTAACACGGCAGGCGCTGTGTAAGACTTTGTTAGCGCAGAGTTAGGGCCGTTTTCAAACGCAATCGCTGCCTTAACAACTTCTGTTAAATCTGAGCCGTATACATTTGACTTGCCAACCGCTTGCTTTACAAAAGCAACGTATTGGTCTGTAGGATTGTCATCTTCCGGCGGCGCATACTCTGCAAATATGGCATCTAAGTCGCCTTTGTAGCGTTTAATCTTTGTGCGAAAGTCCATGAACATGGCACGGACGCCAAGCTCACGGCTCTCGAAAACAACGTACTCGCTGCCGTCTGTGCCAGTGTATACCTCACCAGTTTCACCAGCATAGTTCTGACCTGGGCGGATGTTGCCAGGGTTATTGTAGCTCTGTGTCATTCAGAGCCTCCGAAACGGTCAAGCGGGATACGAGCGCCAAAGAAGCTGCCAGAAAACGGGTCTCTGATGTTTGGTGCTAATAGCTCCTTTTCCGCTTCAGATGGCGTCAGTCTTTCTGCGATAGCCGCAGGTATGCCCTTTAAGTCCTCTGAAGTAAGCCTAAAACTGCGGTGTGGCTTTAACAGACGGAGCTTTAACTTTTCTGCTTCATACCGGCCCATGCCCTCGAATGGCCCTGTGCGCAACCGGAACTGTGTTTCTATTGTGTTGACCGTGTTTATTTCGTCTATCTTTGCGGCCTTTATAAGTTTTTCGTCTGCCTTTTCGGTTTCTATAAGCCCCATCAGTTCTGCTTTGGTAAACTCAGGAATAGTGCCATCTGTTAATTGCACAGGGTATCCACCGCCACTAATCAATAACCAACGGTCAGTAGTGCCTTGCACATTACCTATCGAAAGCTCGTCACTTTCGTATTGTTCTGAAATTTCTGGATAGCGAGTTAACACTGTGCTAACAGCCGCGTTTGCCATTTCTTCAATATTTGTTGGTAAATCTCTAGTCTTAGGTATCATTACGTTACGCACACGCACATGCGCATCGCCCCAATCTTTCGCGGCTAACTCAACAGCCTTTTCTGCGCCAACGCCTAACGCAATGTATTCTTTCGTTAATTTTCTTACGCCTGATATGATTGACGATTGGTCTTGTACAGTAAACTCCTCGTCTCTGCCAAGGCCAGGGATATACTCATACCAAGAATATTCTGCTGATTGCGAGTCGGCGATAGACTCTACTTGGGCCTGAACAAGTTTATAAGACGCATCTACTTGTATGTCGTCGCGCTGTTGTTGGATAGTCTGTATCGCACCCGCTGAACCCCGATGCGGCTCAAGAGTAAGATAAGACTCGTATATCTTTTTCTCATCGTCTGTAACGTGGTTTGACACAACGCCCTGACCAGCAATCTTCATCTGCCTATAAAGCTCTACACCTGCAAAAACCTCTGCTGCCTCTTCTGACTCTGGGTCAAAGTTAGGGTCTGTCATGCGGTTAGCTTGAGCATTTAATA